GATCTAGGGACATAGGCGCCGGCCCAGACGTCCACGTCCCACAACGCGACGTCCCAGGAGCCAGCCACGCCCGCGGAAGAGGAGAGAGAGGGCGGGGAGGGTTCGTCGAGGTCAAAGCCGTACTTGGCCGTTGCCTGCACCACCGGATTTGGCGACTCGGACAGAACGGAGGGCCGAATCATCTGCACCCGCTTGTTTCGGGCGTTGCCGAGGTTTTGGTAGGCAGTGAGAAGGCTCCAGCTGACGGGCGAGAAGGAAGACGAGTCCGACAAGAGGACGTTGTCCACGTACCCGGAGTTGAGGCACACCCGCCCATCCGGCGTCCCAAAGTAGAGGGTGCCGTTCCACACGCCGCAGGACAGCATGGGAATGTCCCGGTACTGGCTCCAGCCCTTGGAGGCAAAGGAGAATGCCAGCTGCGTCGTGGGCGCGGTCTGCGCCTGGGGCACCGTCAGAAGAAGGGCGTTGTCCGTGGGGTGGATGCACAGGCCCCAGCCCTGGAGGCCCTTGTAAGTCTGAGTGAGGAGGTTGAAGAGCGAGCCAATTTTAGCGGTGGTGTACTGGGTGCGGTCCACCACTGGGTTTCCGATGACAAGCTTGGAGAGCGGCAGAACGCCGATGGTGGTGAGGACCAGGACATCCCCGCCATAGTCCGTGGCGATGCGTCGGCCAGCGGGAACGCCGCCGCCGAACCAGACGCCCTTCAACCCAAACGTCGTGGACTGACTTGGGTCCGTGCCCTGGTAGATGAGGATGTCGCCAGCCTGGGAGATGGCCACCAGGAGCGTGTCCATGCCGCTACCCCCGTCGTAGCTCCAGGAGTAGAGGCCCACCAAGGGCCCGCCGTGCTGCATCTTCGAACCAAAGTCGAAGGACGTGTACGTCCCATAGATGGCGTTGATGCCGGAATACCAGGCGCGGGACGTGTCCTTCTCCACGAACCAAACGCGGTTGGCGAAAACAGTTCCAAAGACAAAGTTTTCAGGGTTCCCCTCAAAGCCATTGCGCTGGTCGGCCAGCGACGCGCCGAAGGCCGTGGCGACAAATGGCGCAGTGTAGTTCCAGGAAGCAGAGCCATCGCTGATGCCGCTTCCGGTGCCGGTGGGGCCGCCGCTGGACGCAGACGTTCCGGCGCCGGCGCACGTATACGTGTTGGCGCCGTTGAAGACCTTGTCGCCTGCTTCATAGGCGGTACTTCCCAGCCAAGCGACAGTGGCCCCTGAAGCGCCGCGGGTCCACGTGGCGGTGGTCTCCGGGTAGACATAGAGGCCATTTTCCTCATCGCAGTGCATGAGGAATCGCCCGCCCGGGGAGGCGGCGATGGTGGAGATGCCAAAGCCAGCATCACCGGAGCTACTGGGGAAGGTCACTACCTGCGAGGGCGATGCGGTGGAGGTGGTGCAGTTGTAGATGCCGGCCGGGGTTGCGGCAAAAAGCGCATCCGAGGTGCCGTCCTTCCGGCTCCCGGTGAAGGGGATGACAGTCCGGGTTTCGTCTCCCAAGCCTGTGCACCACTCCAGGTAGCCCAGCCGGGAGCGCAGCCCGAACTCGCTCCCAATCATGTTGTAGAGGTAGACGCAGTCGCCTGACGGCATGTCGCTGCCTGGGGCGATGGTGTTGATGCCGCCCACGGGCGCGGGGATGTGCGCCGCCTGCAACGTCTGTTTGGCCGAAGGCCGCCTGAAAGCTACGGGGGGCACTAGACGCCACCCCCAAAGCCAGTCCACGGAATGTTTTGAGCACCAACCAATGGAAGGGTATTGGAGCGCCCAGCCAGATTCAAAATGGGCGCGTAGCCATCATCCCCCATGCACAGCTGAAGGGCCCTGTCGTAGTCGGCCTGGGCCGACGTCGTGTCGAAGTTCTTCGCCTTCAGGAAGGCCAGCTTCAAGGCGCGCGTAATGAGTAGGGCGTCAAACCAGATGATGTCGCTTGTGTTGATGGGCGTGTCGGAGTCCGGCGCGGACGCGGTGGCAGTCTGCACCCAAAAGCGGGAGACGTAGGAGAAGGCGATGGTGTAGCCCGCGGGCGTATTGACGTCCGGGTAGAGGACAATCTGCTGCTGCAGCGGGCGGAACATTACCGTCAGCGCGAGGCTGACGTTCTGGGCCTTTAGGTATTGCCATTCTTGGTTGGAGAGCGGGCCCGCGAAGGGAAGCCGGTTGGTGCGATTCCACCCCGTCTGATTCAGCATGAAGCCAAAGCCTGGAGGCAGTGGGTACGCGGATTGGTCGGCGATGGTGGTGAAGGTGTGGTCCTGGGTGAGGTGCGTCCAATTTCGCTCGCGCCACAGCTCCTTGCCGCAGTCGTCCAAGAGGCTGCACAGCTGCAGAATATTTCCGTCCGTGGACGAGAAGGGGTCTGGGGCCTGGGTCAGCCCCACGCGCAAGGCGGTGCGGTTGACAACTTCCCCCGCCGTCAGAAACGGCGTAGTCGTCCCGCCAAACACCACCGGCAATGTGTAGGGGAAGGGCATCTCGTCACACGAACTTGAGGTTCAGCCATGCGCTGCCGGTGGACTCGACCCAGACGGAATCGAACTGACTGGAGAGGACTTTGGCGTTGACGGTGACGGTGTGGCCCGAGGCGTCAGCCTTCGTCACGACATAGACGCGACCAGGGCAGGTAGATGCGGTGGGTAGGGTGAAAGTCTTGTCGCCCGCCGTGGCGTCGATGGGCACAAGCGTCTTGTTCTGTGCATAGGAGACGGACGCGTCCCCTCCCGAAAGAATGCTGAACTCGAGGGGGCCGTTTAGAGATGCCTGAAAGAGGCGGCTGGCAGTCGAGTCAAAGTCCTTGAGCGGCGCGCTCGTGCCCGACACCGTCGTCTTGTTGGAGTTGTTGAAGGCCTTGAGGCGGAAGGCGCTCTCTCCTCCGTAGGCGCCGGCAATGGGCGCCAGGGAGCCCGTGGAGTTCACCACCGGAACGTAGTTGGTATCGCAGCAGTCGAAGGTGCAGCGAGACAGCTCGAGGCCTGAGCCGGTCGAGTTCTCCACGTTGATTTTGATTACAAACGGGTTGGTGACGTCCGGGTCACCAGAGACAGAGTGGTTGGCGTTGCCAAAGGCGATGTTATCCAGCTTGAGTGCGCCCACGTAGTCAATGACGGTGCCGGTGCTGCCGGCGAGAAAGCCCATGCATTCGCCGTCCTGGATGGCGCACTTGGCCCCCGTCCCCGTACCGGTCAGCAGCCGGAAGTCATCGACGTGGCCACCTTCGATGTCGAAGCCGGAGACAATGAGTTCTCCGGCGCCATGGACAAATGCGGTGCGGCAATCCGCGATTTGAGTGTTGGTGACCACCACCTGGGCGCTGCCCGACGCATTGTCCATCGCCTTGTCGCACCACTGCCAGCTGCAATCCTCGAAGCGTCCGCACTTGGCGTTGCCACCGGACATATTCTTCACGCCGATGGCCTTCATGTTGGCGTAGTCGCTCGGGCTGGCAGGGTTCTCGCCGCGGAAGGTGCAGTGCTTGAAGAGCCAGGTGGCGGCCTCGTAGGTGGCCCCGCCGGTCAGGGCTGGGTCGGTGCCGAGCTCCACGAGAATGGTGCCGGGGGTGGCAATCTGGACGTTCTGGAAGCGGCAGTGCTCCCACACGACGTCATTCGCAGCATCCAAGACGGCGCGATCGGCAAACGTGGTTGCGGAGTACACGAAGACGCAGCGCGCCTTGTAGTTCCCATCAAACATTACGTCTTTGAAGTGCCCGGCATTCAAGCCCTGGGCGAAGAACATTTCCGCGCCCGCGTCCCCGTCGAAGAAGAGGATGCTGGCGCCCGTGCTGGAGTAGTTGTCGCCGCGGCCTTTGGCGCCCAGAAGAATGGGCGCCATTGAGCCGGTGCCGTAGAAGACGGCTGGCGTGGTGTAGCGAATTTTTCCAGGCGGCAGGAGGATGACAACTTGGCGCTCGGCGGTGATTTCGTCCCGCGCCCAGTTGAAGACGTCCTGGAGTGCTTGGGAATTCTCCGAACTGTCGCCGGCTACCACGCCGTACTCGCTGGCGTCGATGGTCCAGAAGAGCCGCCGGTAATTCTTGCCGTCTCCTGAGACAAGCGGTTTGCCGGCCGACGACACAAGTCGCGCCTCACCAGAAGGCGCGACAGAAGGCAGACCGCCCGACATGTCACGTAGCCCGTGGTAGTCCCCGCCGCGGACCGCCGAACGCAGGTCCAGGGTGGCTGCGGCGTTCAGGTTGGCGTCGGACGCGACGAATTCATGAGGGACGGAGGCTCTTCCTCCATCCGCCTTGTTGGTGGGTAGGGTGATTGTGTCATCGAAGGTGAACCCCATGGGCGCCTCCTATGGCGCTGCGCTTGCGGACACAGTGCCGTCGTTGGCCACCTTCAGGAGGTAGCGGGTGCCATTGGGGCTCTTGAG